CATCGAACTATATGATGCTAATCTCACCGCCGGCCAGCGCAAAGCGATCGAGGAACAGAATGCACGCCAGATCCGCGACCTCACCTATTCCTATAATCTTGAGCAGGCAAAAGGCAACCTCGCTATCTATCAGGCATATGCCGCCGGCAAGCTGAAGACTGTCAATGCCGGCAGCGACCAAGAACTCGAGCTCGAGAAGCAGCTGCTGATCAGGAAGCGGGAAGTGGACGTTCTGGCTGCTAGGGACAATATCAACGAGGTCCAGCGGATCCGCCTGCAATTCGAGAACGATTATAGTGAGCTGTTGAAAAACTTCGCCCGCCAGCGCAAATTGGACGCCATCGAGAGCGATAAGCTGATCAACCAGGCGAGGATCGAAGCCGCTGAGCAGGGGAGCCATGAGGAATATACGCTTCAGCTGGAGGCCATTGAAATCGCCCAGCGGGCGGAGATGGCCGCCATCGATGACCGTGTTCGAAATACTGAGAAAGGGCAGGCGCAGATTGCCGAGATCAATGCCCGTGCCGCTCAGCAGGAGCTGGCCCTGAAACGCCAATACCTTCAGAAGGAGATTGAATTCGAGGAAGCGACGGCCAAGGAGGTCAACGACATCCGAATCACCCGCTTGCAGATCCAGGCCAACCGGCCCGGTGCGGGTCAGAATAGGCAGTTCCAACTGCAGCAGGCCCAGCGTCAGATCGAGCTCGAGAATATCTCCCTCGAACTGAAGGCCACGCAGGACCTGTACAAGAATAAGCTGATCACGCAGGAGGAATACGTCAAACGCTCCCTTGAGCTGGAGAACCAGCGGCTGCAGAAGCAGGGGGAGATGGACAATGCTGACCTGAGCCACCGCCATCAGTTTTATACCCAGCTGACCGGTCTTGCAATAGATACCGCGCAGGAGATCGCCAATACTACCTTCGAAATCGCTGATAACGGAATCAAACAGGCCGAGGAAAACCAACGCGCCTCCCTGGAGCGGGATAAAGAGGCGACACTGAACCAGAAGTTCCTTACCAGCCAGCAGCGAGCCGTCATTGATGAATCCTTCCGCCGGCAGGAGATCGCCAATGAACGGAAGGCGGCGATCGCAAAGCGGGACAATGATACAACCCAGGCTGAGATCGATGGCTTCCTGGCTATCGCGAAGGTGTGGGCTGAACACGCCGACAACCCAATCCTGGCCGCCATCCTCACCGCGCTGGCCGTCGTAAAGACGGAAGAGCAGGTCTCGAAGATAAAGTCCGCGCCATTGCCGGCATTCGCGGCAGGCACCGAAATGGTCGAAGGCCCTGGGACGTCTACTTCCGATTCGATCACCGCTCGGCTCTCCCGGGGTGAGCGGGTCGTCTCCGCCTCCACCAATAAAAAGTATTGGCCGGCGCTATCCGCCATCCATAACAACCTGGTTCCACCGGAAGTGGCGAATGCCTTGCTTTCAGGTACCGTCGATCAGGCGTTGCCAGCGATCGACTTAGATGGCGGCCGGCTGCCTGGGTCGTCGATCGATTATGAGCAGCTGGGCAAAGCTGTCGCGACCCATATCGCGCCCCACCTGGACAATCTGGCGAATTATACCTTCTCCTTTGATGAGAGGGGCTTTGTGGAGGCCGTCAGGCGCGGCCTCGATACGCAGATCTATCTCACCAAACGGCACCGGAAGAAACCATGAACTGGCGTTTCACCCTCATAGATTATACGACTGACCGTAACGGCATCCGGACCATTCTGACGGATCCGGGAGGAGAACTCTACGAACCGATCGGCTGGGTGGACGTGGAAGTTGAGATTGATCGGGATGATGCGCGCAAAGGGGTTTTCTTCGATTATTCCTTTTCGGCCCTGAAGTATACCGATATGGCCTTTTCCATCCTGAAAGCCGCCTATGACGGGTATGGGATCGCCGCGCATGTGGAACTGCTGATGGAATATTATTGCCCGGAATGCGCCGACTGTAATTATGCCGTTTTCTACCAGGCGCGGTTCGACTTCGGCAATTATGACAAGGTGGTGGCCGATTTTTGCTACGTCACCGTGCCGCTGGAGACCGCATCGGCGATGCTGCAATTCAACAGCCTATACGATCAAAAGGTAGATCTCGAAAACCTGATCGGCTATGACCTGGCCACACCGCTGACCGATTATAAGGGTATGGGTCAGGTGATCGCCCTTCGGAATAAGACCGTCGTTGAGCGCCTGCTTGCGGATAATACCTCTGTCGGCATCGGGGACGTGGAATTTGGGCCCCAGGCGATCAATTATCCCCTTTACAACGACGAGGCCTTTACCAATATGGCCATCCCAACCAGGGACAGCGTATACGGGTATTTCCATATTCCCTTCTCCAATGTCCGGGCCGTGGAGATATACCAGTCTTTCATCCAGTATCCGAATATCGGGATCAACGCCTCCACGAACATGCAGAGCGTGCAGATCGCCTATGGGGGAATTTACAATACGAGTAATGTCGGCTCTACATACATGATCTACCGGCCGCGTCTGTTGCCTATCAACCTCGCCAACCTGGTGCAGGTGGGTCCGGTGAACATGCAGATATCGATCAAGGGAAAATATTCAGATGCCGGCGCCCATGAGACCTCTTCTTTCTGGACGCTGTACCTGATTTCCTATATTACCGATTCCAATGGCAACCGGACGCTCAACCGCATCCTGTATCAGAGCCCGAACTACAACACCACCGATCCATCTACCGTTATCTCCTTCGATCTCGAATACAGCAACCCGGCCTACGTCATGCAGTCCGGAGAAGGGCTATGGCTGGGTATCATATATACCGGCTTCTTTGGCAATAACAAGCCGACTTTTGTCTTTGACGGCGCGAATTTCATCAAAGCGGAAGCCAGCACCAGCCTGATCGACACCCCTTGCAAAGTCTTTTTCATCAACGAGATAATGAGCCGGATCGCGGAAAACATTACCAATGGTGAGCTGCAGGTGGTATCCGATTATTATGGCCGCACGGATAGCCAGCCTTTTGCCGCTGCCGCGGATGGCGAAGGATCGATGCGGGTGCTGACAAAAGGCCTGATCATGCGCGGGCTGCAGGCACGCCAGGCCGTCCTCAACGCCAAGGGCGGATACCTGGACAATTTCAACAGCAGCCAGTCCAATATCCTGAACAATGTCAACATCTTCTCCCTTTCTTTTGAGGACGTCTTCAACGGGCTGGATGCGATCGACTGCATTGGCATGGGCCTGGAGGACGATCCAACCCGACCAGGAAAGCAGCGCCTCCGGGTCGATCAATGGGATCGGTTCTTCACGGATGACGTGATCTTAACCTGCGACTTCGTGGACAAAATCGAGACCAAAACAAAGAGCGGGAAGTTTTACAGCCAACTGAACTTTGGATATTCGAAGTGGGAGACCAAATCCTACGATGGCCTGGATGAGTTCCTGACCAAACGCCGGTACCGCACGACTTTTACGACAATATCCAACACCCTGGATAAGACCTGCAACTTCGTAACGTCGGGATATGCGCTGGAATATTGCCGGCGCCTTTCCGGGGATGCTACGGTTGACAGCGAGTTCGATAATGATCCCTTCCTGATCTGTGTGCTGCCATTGAGGCTGCAGGTTCAGCAAATGGCGTGGCAGACGCCTCATACCATATACATCACCGGACAGGTAATCGCTTTTCCCGTGGGGGCGATCTTCAATATTTCCGGGAGCCCCAGTAATAATGGATCCTATACAGTTGTCAGCTGCGTCCGTAACGTGGTGGCGACCTCTCCATCAACCATTTATGGCGGAGATACAATTATCACGGTCAAAGAATCCTTTACCCCCTTTATTGGTAACCAGGGAGCTGTATTCAGCGCCGTATCTCCCAGGCTGTTCGAGACGGAACAAGGAAATGTCTCCACTGCCAGTGGCATCGTCGATCAGGATACCACCTTCATGGTCGATCCGGCGACGGTTTACAACTGGCGGCTGTCGCCGGTCCGCAATATGCTCCGCTGGATGAAATGGCTGCTTTCGATGTACCAAAATCCGTTCGATCTGGCAAGCAAGTTCATTTTTACCGACGGGGACGGTAATTACTTCGCCACCGGCCAGCAGGCCGACCCCAACGGTAAGCTGGAGAACAGCGATATCAAGGAGTCGCAGAATCTGAGCATCCAAATCATGCAGGATCCCGCAAACCACGTTCCCATCTTCCGCCTCGAGGAGGATTCCTTCTCTTATCCGATGTCCGCGGCCGACTTCGTGGCCATCAAAGCGAACCCCTATGGGTTGATAAAGTATTACCATGACCTGCAGGATGTCCGGATGGGTTGGATCGATAAGATCTCCTATTCCCCGGTTTCCGGCATGGCCAAATTCACTTTAATTCCCAAACGGACATGAGTTTCTCGATCATTAGCCCTCGCAATAGTTTTGTCGACTTCAACCCGCCGGCGGTCCTGACCTGCCTGGATCAGCCCGATATTTCCCTGCCGGCATACGACGACTTCGGCATCCAGTTCCAATTCCAGGTGAGCGGCGACCTGACGGCAGACGTCGTCCTGAAAGCCATCATTACCGATGCCGACGGCCATAAGCTGCTAGATCAGAACATTCCCGCCAGTAACCTCTGTTATCAATACCGGCTCAATGCCGACCCGTCTACATTCCCGGTTACGATCGGCGCCGGGCAACCCCTTGCTGCGGGCACCTATGATTACCCCTCTTTCCTGGCATCACTGGGATCGCTTCTGGGGTTGACAATTCCTTCGAACCAGTTCGACTATTGCTGCTTATTCCCCATCGAGCCAGTAGTGACCAGCGCGGGAACGATCATCTTTCAAGCCTACTGGGATTTCGGATTCGTGGCCTTCCCGGCCACGAAGATGGGTGGATTGGTTCCTGTGGGATCCTGTTTCCGCTATGGGATCACCGATGCTGCAGGGAACATCCTTGCAATCAGCAACAAATTCCGCCGGGAAGCGGACACCTGCTTTACGACGCTGCTCCAGTACTGGAACGATGACGATGCTTACGGCTTTTCCTACCCGACATCGGCCTTTTATAATAGCATCCGGCTGCCCATGTCGTTCCGAAAACCGGTCTATCCTGTCGTCGAGCAGATCTATACAAAATCGAATGGCAAGATGCGCAGGGCTTCGGCCAGGGTGAATAAGGAATATGAGGGATATACCGATGTGCTGACGGATTATTTCCATGATCGCATTGTCGTTGCCTTTAAGCATGACCATATCCAGTTCACCAATACCGACGTAGGCCTCGTGGCCGCGGAATTGTTCGTGGAAGGCGATTACAAGCCGGATTGGCCGGATGAAAATACCGTCATAGTGGCTCCGGGCAAGTTCAAGATCGCCGTTCCGATGTCGGAGATCAACAGCAACTGTTATAACCAGGCGACGGCGCCATGCTGCCCGCCTTTCCCGTCCAATGCTGCTGCCTACGACAACTACTTCACGGTCACGGTTCGGTTCGGCATCCTCACCACCAGCTGGAACCTCCGATATCGCGTCGCGGGAACAATTCCATGGACGGTCGTTTCTGGCAATGTTGCGGCGATGGTGCAGGTGAATAACCTGACGCCAGGTACCAATTATGAATATCAGCTGCAATCGAACTGCGGATCAACGGTCGGCCCCTGGTCGCCGAGTTATTATGCCAAGACAACCGGCACGGTAACAACGCCATGCGATGGAACCGTCAGCAACATCCGCTTTACACAAACTGGTTTCGAGTTAGGCTTATTGCAATGGGATGTCGCCGGATCCTCCTCTCAATGGCTTGTCGATATCGACAATACCGGTCCAATAACAGTCAGCACACCGTCATATTCTGTCAATTTCCGGGCTGTCGGCCAGCACTCTGTTACGATAACGCCATTATGCACCGATGGGACCAACGGGACGGCAACTACTGGCTCCTTCACTATTTCTGCGGGACCATCGATCACGCTTCTTCAGCAAGGCAACACCGGCCCAGGCGGCACGACGGTACAAGTCTTTACGGTCGGAAACTCTGTCAGCCCTGGAAATGTCTTTTCTCTGGTGGTTTACAGCCACCAGATTACTGTGACGGCAGTAGCAGGAGACAATTCAGCGACAATCGCGGCGAAATTGGCTGCTGCTATCAATGCAACCACCGCCGATCAATGGAACAGTGCGGGTTCCGCTCCGCCGAATGGAACGCCCGGTTTCCCGCCGTCTGCCGCCTCTTTCGGAAACCGGATCAATCTCAATCTGGATGCAGGCCATTCGTTCGGCGCTTCCGCATCATTTAGTTAATATGAAAAAAGGAATCATACTTATCGCTCTTGGACACCCGAATTACGGCAAAATGGCCGCAGGCCTGGCGGCTTCGATCCGTTGCATGAATGCGAATATCCCGATCGTGCTGCTGACCGATCCAACCGCGCCGCGTCATCTTCAGGAGGGCGAGCGCCGCCTATTCTCCTCCATTGAAACGCTGCATCCCAAATATTATACCGCGAAGGATGGGTCATTCTCGCCTTTGCAGCCCAGGGTCTTCCTGGATGAGGTTACTCCGTTCGAATGCACGCTCTCAATTGATGTCGACAACCTTTGGATCCAGGGAAATGACCCGGCCGCAGTATTCGACCAGCTGGAAGGGAAGTATTTTACGATCGCAAACGATGGCCATACCATTACCGACTCGACTGCCGATCAGAAAATGAGCCAATGGGGCGACATCCAGGAGATAGCTCAGGCCTATAAGATCCAGAGCCGGAAGTTTTTCAAGGTATACGCGGAATGGTTCTATTTCGAGACCAATCCGATAACCGCGGAGTTCTTTGCGACAGCCCGGACGGCCTTTATGGAGCCGCCGCTTTGCCGAACGACTCGGTTCATCGGTCAGCCAATCACGGAGGAGCTGGCCTTCTGCATCGCTATGGCCAGGCATAGCTTGTATCCGCATCAGGACAAATACCTACCGACATACTGGTATTACCGGCAGCCCGATAAATCCCACCTCATGCCGTATGAGCTGAAGAAGGATTATTTCACCTATAGTATGGGGGGTAATGCCACTCCTGAATGGCATGTCAACGTATACAACAACCTCGCAGCCTACGTATACCAGAAGCTCGGTCTTCGGCACCCGTATCGCTGGACAAATAAGCGCGAATTCATCCCTGAAAGGGAGAAAATTTAAGTCATGGAAATTACTGCAGATCAGCTCAAAGAGTACACCACCAAGAACGCCACGCCGAAGAGATGGAAGTGCTACGACGACTCCGTCAAGCTTTATAAGGCGCTTAAAACTCACGCCGATGGGGAATATCCGCACCGACTGATCGACAAAAGACGGCCATCTGAGTCCGAGCAGATTAAAGAGTATCGGAAGGAAATTTATGAGCCCATTACCGAAGGCACCTTCTCGAAGGTCATCACCTCGCTGGCGAAAATCCGAAAGGCATCGGATTGGTCGATCAAATATAACCCCATGGACGTATCTGCGAAGATCATCGATGGAGAGAAACCGGAGGACTATTTCGAGGAGAACTTCCCCTATTTTAAGAGCCTGACGAACTGGACATTCAATGTCGGTCTAAAAAACTATCTGATTGATGCTAATGCAGTTATTGTGGTAATGCCGCTGGAGATAGTGGTGGCCAAAACCAGTTACCTCCGGCCCTTCCCCTTTATTTATAATAGCGACCAGGTATATGACTTCCAGGAGGAACAATTCTGTGTACTTTATTCGACCGATAAGTCGACCTATGGGACGGGGACCGCTAAGAAATTTGATGGGGATATCTATTATGTCATTACCGACCAGCGGATCCAGCGATATGATCAGATCAATGGCAACGGCGACCTGGAATTGAAGGTCGATTACCCGCATAACCTAGGTTATATGCCGGCTTTCCGGATGAAGGGGATTTTCAAAAAGGCGCTCGATAAGACTATCATGTGGAAGAGCCGCATAGCATCGATCGTGCCCGGCCTGAACGAGGCAGCCCGCGAATATTCTGACCTCCAGGCCGAGGTTGTCCAGCACATCCATTCGACAATGTGGATGTACGCCACGCAGGACTGCGTCGAATGTCGCGGCATCGGCCAGGTGCAGCGGGAAGGCCGGGCGGTCACCTGCGAGGTCTGCAAAGGGCAGGGAAAGTACAACGCCTCACCCTATGTCCACCAGGTGATCCGGCCGCCGCAAGTGGGCGAGACATCCATCCCCAATCCGCCTATGGGCTATGTGGAGAAGCAGACGGATATCGTCAAGATCCAGGACGAACGGATCGACAAGCACATTTACAAAGCACTGCAATCCATCAACATGGAATTTCTGGCCGAAACCCCGCTGAATCAGTCAGGTGTGGCCAAAGCCGTCGACCAGGACGAGCTCAATGTGTTTGTGAATTCCATCGCCAGCGATATTGTCGCCATCATGCGCGAGATTATGCGGACATCGATCGATTACCGGTACAGGGTGGTGGTTTCAGTGGCCAGCGAGCGGGAGAAGCTCATTCCTACTTTCAATGTACCGGAGAAATTCGACCTGCTCAGCTCCAACATGCTGATATTGGAGATCAAGACCGCCAAAGAAGGCTCCGTCGACCCGGCCATCATCAACGAAATGAACGTCGATTATGCCTCCAAGAAGTTCACCGGTGAGCCGGAAGTGATGGAATTGGTAAAATTGACCTTGCAGCTGGATCCTTTTCCTGGGATATCGGATGACGATAAGATGAATCGCATGCAAAATAGTGGGATTTCGAAGCTGGATTATGTGGTCAGCTGCAACATTCATCAGTTTGTCAAGCGAGCGATCGCAGAAGACGAAAAGTTTGTGACCCTTGACTATGACGACCAGCGCGAAAAATTGGAAGAATATGCCCAGGAGATCATTGACACAAACGACGCAGCGGCCCAGCTCCGCATGAAGCAACAGCAGCTGGCCCTGCAGCAGCAGTCCCCGGATCCAGGTGCGACCACCGTCAACGGCGACAACGAGGATCAGAACACGTCCAACACGGATAGTGGCGATGGGGATACCTATACTGCGCCAGCGAGCGACAAGGCCGATAAACCAGCTGCGGAATGACGGGAAGTGAGATCATACAAGACCTCCTGAAGAAGATCGAGGACGCTATCGACGGCTTCCAGGCCTCGATCCCCGCGGTCCAGCAGGATTCCTTTGCCAGGATCACCAAACTGGTGAAGGACATGGATATCCGTGGCGATCAGCTGGCCGCCACGACCAAAAATGTGAAGGCGATCGGCCAGCTGAAGGCCGAACTTGAGAAGGCTGTCCTCTCCGTACCTTACCTGGACAAAGTGAGCGAGTTCCTCAAGGCCTTCAACACCGTATCTGACCTGCAGGCGAGCTATTTCAAGACCATCGTGGACGATTTTTCCATCCCGAAGGTCCTGCAGGCGGTAAAGGAGCAGGCAGTGGATGCGACGATCGAGGGGTTGACGGAAGCCGGCATGCGGGCCAACGTGATCGAGGGCGCGACCGATATCCTCCGCACCAATATCACCACCGGAGGCAAGTTCTCCGACCTGATGGACCAGATGAGGGACTTCATCATCGGGTCGCCGAAGGTTCCCGGCGCAATGCTCAGGTATACTCAGCAGCTGACGACGGATGCTATCAACCAATACTCAGCGCAGTATAACCAGATCGTCACGGACGACCTGGGTCTGGACTGGTTTCAGTACGTCGGCTCCATCATAAAGACATCCCGCCCGCTTTGCAAGGCCCTGGTCGACAAGAAGTGGATCCATCGCTCCGAGATAGAGGATATTATCCAGGGCGATTTCCCGGAATTCAAGCAGCAGGGGGGACGCCTGGACGCGCGAACGGGCCTTCCAGCCGGCATGATCCCCGGTACCAATAAATACAATTTCCCAATCTACAGGGGCGGCTATAACTGCGGCCACCAGCTGGTTCCCGTCAGTGCCGCGGCTGTCCCCGCATTCCTAAAAGCAAAATTCGCAAAATGAACAACCCTTTCGACTGCTTCGAAAAAATCGTTTGTCTGAACCTGCCCCGCCGCACCGACCGTTGGGCCGAAAGCCGGGAGGAATTCACCAAGCTCGGGATCGAGGTCGAGCGGATCGCAGCTATCAGTCACCCGCATGGACCCTACGGCTGCTCCCTCTCTCATCTGCTCGCTATTCGGAGATATCAGCATCTTAACAACCTTCTCATTTTCGAGGACGACGCTATCTTGAAAGGCAATACGAGCTATCTCGCGGACGCCTTCGCATGCCTGCCGCCCAGCTGGGAGGTTATTTTCCTCGGCGGCCTGGTCTTTCCCGACGAGATCAACACGAATAAGGCTGCGCCCCACCTGCATGTGGCAAGAAACGTGGTGTGCTGTCATGCTTATGCTCTGAGTAGGGCTGGGATGCGCAGGATGCTTCGGGAGTTTGGGCCCATGGTGGCCGCCGGATCCCGTACCCCGATCGATGAATACCTGCGATCGGTTATTCAACCTTCCGGTACAGCCTTCGTTCTTACACCCATGATCTTCGACCAGCGTCCCAGCTTCAGCGATAACACAAAGCAGCCGGCTGTGGCGCATAACCTGTTTTCAATCACCAATAATAAATTCAAGTAAAATGAAATGGAGCGACATTCCCGGATGGTTTGATTATCAACAATTGTATAAGGACGCTGTCGCCCGGGCGAAGGATGGCGACGTCCTGGTCGAGCTCGGCGTTTTTTACGGCCAATCGGCCGCTTTTATGGCCCAGGTTATTAAAGAAAGCGGTAAGAAATTGACCTTTTATGCCGTAGACCTTTGGAATAAGACCGCCGACAATGACCACAAGGATGTCAACGAGGACATTTTTCAGGCCTTTTGGCATAACATGAATCTATGCGGGATATCCGAGTTTATAACGCCCTTGCAGATGTCGACGGCAGAGGCGGCTTCTCATTTCGCAGAGAAAGGCATTGCGCTGGATTTCGTGTTTATTGATGCCAACCACACCTATCCATATGTTAAGGCGGATATCGAGAACTATCTGCCGTTGATGAAACCAGGCGCAGTGCTGGCCGGCCACGATATCTATTTCGATTCGGTAAAGAAGGCGGTGATGGAGGTTATTCCGAGGGCGGAGATTCTGCCCAGCTGTTTCCTGTACCGGGTGCCCTCAGTTGCGTGAGGGTTGTTCGTTGCGCGGCCCGTCGAGCCCAAGAACGTCGCCTACCGTCCTTCCGATACCGGTTACAGGCAGGAGGAGCGGCGGTTTGATTCCAGCTTCGACGGGTCGTTCTATTTGCCATTGAGAAAGGAGCTCGCCAAAGTCATCAAGGCTAGTGTCCTTCGCCCGGCAAAAGCGGGCGAACATCATCATTTGATCCCTTGTGTATTCCTTTTTCGGCATGCGGTGGCCGGTACTGACGGACCATTTTGTAGATCACCTGTTCGAGACCAAATTTGCCACATCCCTTTTCCAACTTGATGCGGCCCTGTTCGGTGAGAAGGAGCTGATATACGTCGTCAGGAACGTCTTTCAAAGATAATGCTCGACGCTTTAGCTCATTTGCCATAATAGGTAGAATTTCCACCAAATCTATCCTTTTCTTTCATTGAAACAAACTTTAGGTTGGAAAATAATTCCGAAAGATTCTACATTTGATTCGTCTTTCAATATTCAAGCTATGGCGGTTAAGAAGAATTACATCAAGGTTGTTGCAAAGAACGGAATGGAACATATTATCCCGGACTCAAAAGAGAACCGGGATTTTCAAACCCGCTACCATCGACACGCCGATTCAAAGGACAGGCCGAAAAGGGTATCAATCATCGCAGGAACCTATGAGCGCGATGCGGACACCAATGAACTCCGGTTTGACCAGACAGCCGAGCTCGATGTCATCTATGAGGACGTGACGCCGCAGGATAGCAAGCTGGCCGCGGCCACCGCCGAGAATTCTGCTCTTCAAGCGCAGATCGAAATGCTACAGAAACAGCTTGCGCAAAAAAATGCGAAATCGCCGGCAGAGGATAAGCAGTCAACTTCCAGTGATCAGCTTATCGATCCTACTGGAACAGGCAAACCGGGGAGGCCAAAGAAGAACGCGAACGCCAGCCAGTCGGAAGCGGGTGGGGACGCGCAGTAATACATTGATACCTTTTTATTTATAATAGCATGAAACTGGGCGATCTTTTCAAGAGTTTGGCGACAAAGGCAGGAATCGACATTAACGCACTGGCAACCAAAGATGCGAATTTCGCATCTATCCTCGGCGTCGCCGTGGAAGTACCGGATGATGTTGCTTCCCAGGTCGAGACAAACCTTTTCACGCTGGACTCAGCCAAGAGCAATAATGCCATCAAAAGCCATTTTTTTGCTCAGGCCCTCGACGGAGTGGATGGTACACTTGAAAAGATCGCCAAGAAGCGGCAGATCAGCGACGACGACTGGAACCTGCTGAAGGGTGAAAAGAACACCATGAAGCGCATCGAGATGCTCGAGGAAAAGCTTCTATCCGTCCGTGATGCAAAGGACAATGCTACCAGCAAGACCGAGAAGGGGCAGCTGCAGAAACAGATTGACGATCTTCAGAAGGAGCTCCGCGAGACCAAGGAAGGACACACCGCGGCCCTGGGCAACCAGCAGATCGAGTTCACAAAGCGGGAGACCAGTCTGATGATCGATGCGCTGCTCGCCCAGAGAAATTTTGCCAACAAGGACGTTCCTTTGAACGTTAACATACTTACGGCCAAAGCCTTGATCGACCAATCCCTCGCCAAAGACGGGGTGAAAGTCGTCAACAAGGACGGCGTCATTCGGATTTTGAAACAGGACGAATCGGACTACTACGATTCAAAACACAACAAGGTTGACGCCGGCACCTACTTCGACGGCGTGTTAGGTGGCAATAAAATGCTCACCGTTACTGACTCCTCCGCGGGTGACAAAAAGAACCAGTCTACGACTGTAGTCGATGGTGACAAGACGAAAGTGAACACTGCCATGCTTGGTGGAAATCAGGATGCTTTAAATTCCCTTTCGCTGAACGGTTACCAATAAGACGACGGGCGGGCTGGCATAACTCTCTCAACATCTTATTACCATGCCTGGTATTTATCCCACCAATAATGCGCAAGGTTTCGCGCCTTACCTGTTATTGCATCTTAACGAGGTGGCCAAAGGAAACGCCCCCGCTAAGAAGATCACCCCTCCCGGATTTCTGCGCGCCCTCCTGGAGAACACCTCCGCTCCCGAAGTCATCAATCAGGGTATTGATAGCGGCGACGGCCATATCCGCGCAATGCAAATCAAATATCGGAATCGTCTTCCCGGTGGCAAAACGGTCACGACCGATGATTGCAACATTGATAACGTTCCGGTGTTCGCCGAAGCGTCTGTGAACTTGGCTTCCTTTCGGAAGATCGGCTTTTACATTGATGATGCCACCTTGTCGAAGTACATGGCCGAGGCTACCAGCGTGGCCCGGATCAGCGATGCCGGCCAGGTAGAAGGTTTCAAGAACACCACCACCTTCATGCAGGAGTTCCTGGATAGGTTGATGGAATTGCTCAACGGCCTCTATACCGATATCGATACAGACCTGGTGACCAAGCAGGCCGCCGCCTTTGGTAACAACGTCGCAACCGGCAACAACAACGCAATCGCGGTGAATATGCTGCTGGATGCCACGAAGAACAACCTCTCCGCCGGCATGACTTATTTGCTCACCAACTGG